GAGAGACAAGCATTGAAAGCATTTGAGATAGAGCAGAGTCCCAAGACTCGCTCATATCATGGATACAAGATTCTACAAAAACTGCTACTTCTTTATCTTCCTTAGAAATATCTCCGTCTTGAGAATCATCTAAGAAAGGGTCTACACGCCATTCAAGACGAGTAATAACTTTTTCAATTGCATACAACATTGAGCCGATAGTCGGGTCGTTATCCGCCATCTCTCGATAGATTCTTGCTCCGCGTTGCCCACGAAGATTTACTAAAAATTCTTCAAAAACAGTACCGCCTGAACGACGCAGACCAGTAGAGCCTAACTCTTGTAAATCGGGCGTTATATTCTCAGCCATTTAACCCTCTACTCTTTGGTTGCTAATCCGACGACGATTGCGATTGCCTGTTTTTCGTTGAATCCCGCATTTACCAACTCCGAAAATACTTCGTGAGTCTGAATAGCAAAAGTCCTTAAAACCGACACGACTCCTTCACTATTAGGTAAAAGGTTATCGTACACCCGTAGATTCTACCGTTAAGTGAATTTAGGCTTTTTATTCTCCGTCTAGGACAAATTCAAAAGAGTTAATTCTTTTGTTAGTTATTCCTAGTACAGACTTCAAAGCCAAATCTCTATCGCCAACTTGAGCAAAGAGACGGTTTTCTAGTTCGCCACCAATTGCATCAAAGCGTCGGAAGTAGATGTTATACGGCAAAGCGTTGTGCTGGATGTTCAACTCAATCTCAATATACTCTTTGAGAGCAATCTCTTGAGATACAAATGGTTTACCATTCAAATCAACAACGACCTTGGAACCTGCTAATTCCTTTGTGAAGAAATCAGTCCACGCCATTTACAACCCCTTTCGAGAGTTTATCAACCCCATAATACTACATCAGGGTTAGAATGGCGCAATGTCAAATGATGGCGTACTCCAAGGGTCTAGGGGTAGGTTCGTGTTGGGTGTCTCTGTGCGGGTAGGTGAACTCACCTGAGCGACTGTATGGCGCTTCATGTCGATGCCTAGGTTCCAAGCGGTGACAACAATCTTTGAGCGTTTAGCGCCCGTAATTTTATCGTCCCAGTTTTCTTGAAGTGCGGTGCCTACAACAATTACTGACATTCCCTTACCTAGAGAATCTGCACAGTTTTCGGCAATCTTGCCCCATGTTTTTATATCCCAAAATGTTGTATCTACATTGTCCCAAGTTCCATCAGGTTTTTTACTGGACTTAGATGTAACTACTGTAAATACCGCCAAGGCTTTACCGTTGGGAGTAAATCTTAGTTCTGGGTCATTGACTATATTTCCTGTGATTGTTATTGGTGCGCTCATGCTACATACCTCTCGTTCGTTATTGGTTTGGCAATTATGTTTAGTTGTTTTCTTATTTTGTCGCGTTCTTGAGTAGATTTTCCACCCCAAATGCCGACTACTTTGTAATGTAACGCATAGGTCAGACATTCTTCTTTCCAATAGCATCCATTACAAATCTTCTTGACTTGCTTGTTCTCCTCGGTTATTAGATTCTTTTCAGGAAAAAAATAACTTGTTTCTATCCCCCAACAACTTGCTCCGCTAAAATTCCAAGGCTTCACTATCTTCATCAAGTTCCTCTCCAACAATTAAACGGTTATGGGAAGCGGTGTCTAACTTAGCCACAATTCTTCCGTTTCGCCATACCTTGCCAGCAACTACACCATCATAAAAATTAGGCTTAGGCTGTACTAGAGATTCACACTCTTGCCAAAAAATACATCGGGAACAATAATTAAGTGCGGGTTGCGCTAAATCTAAATTGAACTGGTCAAAGAGCCAAGGGTCAGCATCACGGCACGGCGCTTTAGATACAAATGAACCCATGTTGTAATTTTAGCGCGTGGCTTCATCATTGTTATTTATCTCGGGTGTCTTGCGTGTCGCCCAATCGCCGTAGCGCTCGCGTATCAATTTATTCAATAAAATAATTCTTTCTTCTTCTTCTTTAGGTCTAGTTTTCTCTGAGTCCGACATCATCGTTACCTTCCCAATTCTTTAGTCCGTGGTGAACTAATCCAAGGTGGCGCCAATCAGGATTTTGGTCATCGGCAAGAGTCAGAGTCCAATAATCTTTATCGCCCTCGCCCATCCATTCTGAGACAAGAACCCAACCAGTACAGATTGCAGGTTCAACAAAAGCGATGCGCCCGATTTCCGCGAGCGCATCGTCAATTGCTGAAGGCTTTTTTTGTTCTTCTTCAATTCCCATTTAGGAAGGCTAATACCAAAAGTTAGAACTCCAAAAGCGCCACGCCGAACAAGGATTGGAATATCGGTGTTCGATATAAATAAATCCTCGGTTTACTTGTTCCTCAACTGATAAGTCGGGGTCAAGTCCAAGTATCTGTGGAATACCGCCAGCATGGAGTTTTTCTCCGTTTTGGTATACATGGTTTTTGTTATAGGCATCAGGACGCCAGTTTGATTCTTTTGTCCATAGTGATAGTAAACATTCCCATTGCTTAGGTGTATCCCAACCCATTGCGCTTAATTGCTTTTGGGCATGAGCCATTGATGCTTCGGGAGTGCGTTCGACAAGTATCGGTTTCATAACCACTTCAACCGCTTTTGCTTGAGGGTCAGGTGGTATGTGGAATGGATTTAGAAGTATAAATCCGATAATAAATAAGGCGACTGGAACTGGTTTAGTAATAACTTTTTCATAGAATCGCATAGTCCTCCATAGTTAGGAGTGAACATTTATTCGCTACTGGATGTAGCGTTTTTTCTGTTGTCGGTATCTGACCGACCTCACTTTGGCGAGTAGGTGTTTTGCGAACCTTCTAAAAGGGTACATCATGAAGATGAATGACTGTCAATAGAGCGTTCGGTGGCGGAGCGATGAAAGTCACGCTAGAGAGAGGACGGACGCGTGACAGGCGCTACTACGCCACCGAACTATTGGGTACCCGCGTAAATGATACCCCACGCATAATCATGAAAGGTAAGAAAGTGATTATGCGATTCATCCCACCAGTAACATTGAAGGAAACTGGTGGGATGAATTTTGTTTTGTTACTTAGTCAAGGCGACTGCCAGCGCTCGCTTCGATTCCGTATTTTCCAAGCACTTGAGCAAAGGCTCCAGCAAACGCACTCTTACGGTCTACGCTCTGTCCGAATTCACGAACCCAAATCTCGTAACCACCGTAATAACCTTTGCTACCAATCTCTTGAGACTTTAGCCAATTCACAAACGCACCTCGCGCTGGTGAAATGTTTACCCAAGCGAATCCGCAAAGACCGTCAAGGATGTAAGTTTTTTTGCTAAAATCAATATCACTACCAAGTGCAGTAGTTGGTGAACCAACTACAAACTTTGGAGTGTCTGCATCTTTGCCAGCCAAAAGACCAGCCTCGTATGCTTCAACATAAATCGCCTTGCATTGAGTCTTTGTAAACGCCTTTTTCTTTTCAATTACTTGAGTCATTTTTTAATTCTCCTCGCTCTTAATTCGCTGACAATTTTTTGAACATAGCAGTTGTAGCAAACCTGCTTGCCCTCTCTGTAAAGAACAGTCACGCAACCGCAGAAACACTTTTCCATCTTGATTCCTCTCTCTCGATGTATCACCAGTATATCCTACTGGGGTTTAGAATACAAACCAGACACAGGCAATTTTCTAGCCTTAGCCAATTCAGCCTGTTCTGCGAGCGCCTTCTCGGTCTGCGCCCTGCGAATAGCCCGTAATGAGCCTCCAGAGACCCGTAGAAGCGATTTGTCCTTCATCCATGATAGAAGTATCACCCGAACCACCTACCGCTCTCTACTGACCCTACAACCCCGAAAGCGAGCAGGATTACACCTAGGAACACGCAGACCTCAAAATTGTCTGCCCAATTGCGTCCCTTGGGACTCAATCGGATTCCCTTCTTGAGTAAGCGACTTTCTATGTAACCGATTTCATCATTGATAGTTTTCATGCTGTCCTCTCTTTGATTGGTCGAACTATCCCGTATTTTTGCATTGAAGCATCAGCCTCACATCTGAAACAATATGTTTTTCCTTGAATCATTGTCAGCCTTAATTCGCTACCGCAGGTATAACATTTCATTTCTTGACCTCCCATATAACTTCGGATTCATTGCGACCCGTAAAGACCGCAATGATGTCTGATTTAGAAATCTTTTTTTCCAAGACGATTCCCTTCCTGCCAAGTCGATTGGCAAAAAACTCTGCCTTAGATTTATCTAGTGTCCAAGATAATCCGTTCTCGTTGATTCCTTTTTGGCATCCGCGATAGATAGTTACCTTGTCAGATAAAGATTGCAAAAGATTGAACTCTTCTTCATTCATTAGGTAATGACGGCTTCCACGCTCTGAACCAATAAGGTCTTTCCACTCCTCATAATTTTGCCATTGGTTTTCTGTATCAGTCCAAATGTCAGCGAGCAATTTCCAGTAAGCGGTATCTGATAACAAATGCTCAATTTCTTGAAACGCCTCAATTCGATATGGGCGTTCATGAAGCCAAACAAAAGAATCGTACTTTTTGTTTTGAAGAGCCTTTTCAACATCGCCTACTTTTTGAAGGTAGTAGGCATTAGCAAAGCCGTTACCCATCATGCCAATTTGATAAACAAGCGGGTATCGTAGTTGTTTTCCTAAAGGTCCGTCTGAAACATACGGAACTAAATCAGGATGCAAGTCCTCAGTTGAAGCCATCACTCTTGCATACTCCAACAATGAAGCATCACTTTCACTCATTAGTACCCCCTCTTCTTGTACTTAGTTTGCAGTATTTTCAACTCTTGGTCAAATGAAACGCCGTGCTTCTCAGCAAGATTTCTTGCAATCAAATCGGCAATCTCTTGAGCAAAGGCTTTCTCATCCTTTTGCTTTTGGATACTTTCCTCGCTATGGGCTTGTCCGTTGTAGTAGTGAGTGACAATCTCTTTCTCAATCTTCCATTGAAGGTCAGCCCACTCAATAATTGCTGAGCGCTCTGTCTTGATTTCTCTTGTCCACTTGTCCTCTTTGTAAATCAAGAACTCACCTGAGGCTGTTGGCGCGTTTGCTTTTTCTTTAGCAATTCTTTGAGACTTTTTCTCAT